TGGCCCCTGCATTTCCATGTTACCACTATGAAGAATAGTGGCAAACCCTCAGCCATAGGTATTACAATGTTGGTCGGCAACGTTACATCTGTCGTCACCAACCCCTATGGACTTGTGGACATGCGATAATAGCATGCCAGCTCCCCAACACATATTCAAAACGGCATAGAGTGGTCGAGCTTTAGCTCATGACCTTCCAAACCGGACGAGAATATGCGAGCACGTTTCACTTTAAGCGTCAGTGCTTCGTCATCCACTCGACGTACGAACTCATCTATACTAAAAGGAGAAGAAACTTCCCCAGTTGCTAGCCACTGGAACTTGACGTCCCTGGTGGGTCGCTGAACTAAACTCTGCAAGTAAGCTTGGTAGTCGTTGGGTATAATCCCTTCTTCTACGGCTGACGACCAGACGTTCAATCTATATGTATAAGTTTGTAACCATCGGTTCCATTTCCTTGAGGTCGCCTTCTTTGACAATTGAGAAAAGTCAGTTAGGTCCTCGTGGAACGGTGGGCGTAAAAACCCCACTAAGTTGGTAACATCTGAAACATATGGCATATTGGGCCACTTAGTCTCAATGTACTTTCTCAGAAACTCAGCAGTTCTAACCTTACCTCTTCTAAAGAGGTTCGATTCTGCCGCAAGAAGCGATGCTAATTTCTTAGCAGGCGATCCTTCAGTAGATTCAAAATTCGTATACTTAATGTATACCGGGGTGATGTCAACACCTTTATAAGCGTGACATCCGCACGACTCCCTGAAAAATGACTTTGCAAAACTCTTAGATTCGTTTATTTTCATACCGAACCTAGGAAGCCATTCGTATACCAAAGGTACAACGGAGGACGGTAAAACAATGTCGTCGCCGTATACGCTAACTTGGTTACATAGAGCCTTTCTTTTCATATGTGTCATGTCTGTGCAGTAAATGAGGATAACTGCACGCACTAAGAAAAAGTGCACTAAAGACATGATCGGGAAGCAAATCGCCGAACCCATTGGTGCGAATTTGTTCGTCGCCAAGTATTCGGTTTGGGTAGCCCATGAGGGTGGTTTCACCAGTTTTGATGAAGCGGCCTCTAATGCGTTAGCCCAATCAGGTGTATTCTGAACCATATAGCTCACAAGTAATCGAGCGATACGGTCAGACGCTTCGGATTCATCTACAGTCGCGTCTTCGCGGTCTGCAGATGCCGATTGTGCAAGAGTTCTATGCACATCCTGATTTCTAATGGGTATGAACGAATTTAATTTACGCTCAATAGCATTATACAGTACACGGCGTAAGCCTTGCTGTATATATTGGACTTCGTTTGCCTCTTTA